CTTTCATTTTGTCGCCCATGTCGCCCATGTCATCACCGCCCATGTCGCCCATGTCATCACCACCTTTGAGTTCATCAAATTTGGCCTGTAGTTCATCAACAATGCTGTCTAGGTCTTGGAATAGTTCTTCTTCGGACTTTTCTTCCATGTCGTCGTCACCCATTTCTAGATCACCTTCTAGGTCATCTGTAGGATCACCACCCATCATATCTGGATCTTCGTCATCGCCTTCAATAGCGATGTCTTCAAATTCTTCGTCAACTTTTTTGTTTTCTTCGTCGTCGTCTTCGTCAGAAGCTTCGTCAACTTTTTTATTTTCTTCGTCGTCGTCTTCTTTTTCTTCTTCTTCAGCAATTTCGCTGTCGATCAAAGATTCATAGATTTCACGGGATTGTTGTACCACGTACTCGTGGAATAATTCTTCAGCTTTCGCTTGATCGTCGTTAACAAGATGCTCAAGCATCTGTTGCAACAGTTTTTTGTCTGCCATGTTATGTTCTCCTTTATATAGTCAAGGCTGTAAGTTATTTAACACTAAGATTACAAACCAGGGTTAAATGGTAGTTTTTTGATTGATTTGATCGGAATATATAGTACCCGGGAACGTTCTATCAAAATCCTCAAATGTGATGTGGCTGAGGTTTGACAGGGTTGGGCCTAGTTTGTCTGGTATGAATGCACCAGGATCTGCCACTCTGAAGAATTTCACGTGTCTAAATTCTTTGATGGTTTTTTCAGTTTGGCTGAGCCAATTGCCAAAATAAGTGGCACTGTCCGAGCTTTTTTTATAGTTGTGAGTGTTGGCATATACGTTGTTGAATTTGCCATTGTCGCCTTGATAATCAAAGCCAAATATATAGATCTGCTGATGTCCTTGTGTAGCAGCAAACCACAGAGCTGTGGGCCCTGAACTCCACCCTTTGTGAGGTGAAAAGAAATTGATGTTGTGTTTGGTGCTGATACCTTTGTTGGGATTAGTCCAGACCTGATGCTTTTTGTGATAGCCTGCACCTATGATTTCATTGACCATTTTTACATCTACAGCTATCAAATAGTGTGGAGAATATTCTCTGTACTGTGCGTTACAACCATAGACTATGCCGCGGTCCATTGCACTGAGATGATTTAATTTCAGTCTACTGGTGCCGTTGCCTATAACGAATGCAGGATTATGCTGCAGGTGCTTCTGCTGGGGTTGCATACATTTGTCTAATAAATCCCAGTTCTGACTCTGATTCTACTTGATGTGCTTCCGCCTGCAGTCTCAGTTGATTGATCTGCCGTAGGGTCAAACGTATTTTTCTGGTGTCACTTTTCTTCACAACTGATGAATCTCTGCCAGCATCGTATCTACGATCATTGGCAAAGTCGTTGTTTTTTTCGTTAAAGTAAAAAAATTCGTTTAGAAGCATAATGTATTTATTATTGAACTGGTGCTTCTGCTGGTGCTGCTTCTGCGCCTTCTGCGCCTGCTTCTGCAGCAGCTGCCATATCTGCAGGTGCTTCTGCAGTCTGTGCTGCTGCGTCTGCGGCCATTCCGCCAGCTGAGACACCTACATTTCTCAACTGACTCTGTGCATCAGCATCTGGTTTTAATGTCGTTCCGTTTTCTTCTCTCCATAGCTTTTCGTTTTCTTTGATTTCTTCTTCTGACAAACCTAGGAAACGTTTCATTGCAAATCTTTTGCTGAGATGTGGGATTGCAATAACTTGACTAAATGTAGCAGCTCGAGCTGTGTCTAGTTCACTTTGACGATAAGCAGCAAAGTTTTGTGGCGAATTGAATTTTAATTCAAACAGTCCGTTGTCTATGTTGATGCCTTGTGCAGTTAGCCACAGTTTAAATTCTAGATCAAACGTTTCTACGATCATTGACTGTAGACGTTTACAGTATTCATTAAATCTAAGTTCTTGAATGTAGGCAGTACCAACCTTGCCATCTGCCATGGTGTTGGGCTGCTCATCAATAGCAGTAGGCAAATAAGAACTTGGAATTCTTAAAGCACGGAATAACTTGTTGGTAAAATATCGTAGGTCTGTAATTTCGCCTAGGTTAGTGCCACCTGGCAGTGTTTCAACCTTTGATCCACGACCTTCTGCAGTCTGTGGAAAGAAGTAATCTTCGTTTACACTTAGAGGATTATAACTGGCGTCTATGACGTTGGCTCCGCCACCTGTTGAGCTAGGTATACGTCTTTGTTGGATTTCGTTTTTTACACGCTCAACAAAGCTCATGGCCATGTGTGCCGGCATGTTGCCAACGTCTACGTAGAAAATACGTCTTTCTGGAGCACGTTGTATACGATAGATAATGATAGCATCTTCAAGCAATTCTTTCTGCTTGTAGACTTTGAATACAGATTCTAATATCGAATTACCAAAAGGATAGTTGTTGTCTAGTCCTTCACTCATACTAATGTGTACCACATGTTTGGCATCTATGGTAACTTCATTGGTCTGTGTGCTGAATCTTGTGCCGGGAGGTTGTGCTGCTGCGCCAACCATGCCACGACCAAATCCGCCACCTGTGGTATATGAACTAGTGCCGCTGGGTGCTGTATTTGTGGTACCATGCGGAGTCACAGCCACCATTTCTTTGAAGTTGAAATTGATGTCTCTGATCACATACTGCTCGGGTATTTTGCCTTCGGATTCGTTGACTATGATTTTAGTAACCTTGGCAGCATCAACAAACAACCACTTTTTGGTTTCTGGATCTCTCACAAAGAAACAGTCACCATATTTTAGAGCATTACGGAAAATACGAAATATACGAGTTTCAAACTGCTGTTGCTTGCTCCATTTCTGCAGAGCATCTTTCAGCAGTTTAACTTCTGTGGCTGTAGGGTTGCCTTTGAAAAATGTATTAAATGGTGTGCGGTTTTCTTTTTCTTTTTGGGTGCAGAACTCTGTGAGGATGTCTAAAGCCGCATTAACTTCTGAATCCATGTCCATGGTATCGTACTGCATGTAGCGTTCTACTCGATTTGGTGCACCTGCATAGACATCTGGCAGGAAACTGGAGTAGTTGGCTCTAGCTGGACCAGGACGGCCGCGGCCACTGATTGGACTCATAGAGCCGCCCGAGTTGTCAATTTTTACAGGGGTAAAGTGTCTTTTCCAGCTCATGCTTTATATAAATTTCCGTTTAGGTTCTTGGCAGCTTCGTAGGTAGCATAGGTGTTAGAAGTAGTTTTGGCTGTTAAATCTAATAATTTTACCATATGTGTATTTAACTGCGCCATTAGGGATTCTAAAGATTCTGGTTTTTTCGTACTATCTTCTTTCTTTTTAGCTTCATCTTCATCAGCTTTTTTCTTGGCAGCTGCATCATCTTCGGCTTTCTTTTTGGTAGCTGCTTCATCAGCTGTTTTCTTTGCCGCATCAGCTTCTATTGCTTTTCTTGTAGCGTCTGCACTGCTAGATGCAGCAGGGGGAGCAGTACCAGAGCGTTGTTTAGCCAACGCTAATGCTTCTTCTAGAGCTTTTAGTTTAGCTTCAGCAGCTTCAATTTTTTCAGCAGCAGCTTTCTTTTCTGCACCAGTTGTGGCTGCTGCTAGTTCTGCGTCTGCCGCTGCTTTGTCTTTGGTAATTTCGCCTTTCTTGACACCTATCTCAACTGCTCCGCCTTCCTTGGCGCTGAATTGTTTTAATAATGCTTCTGGACCAGAGGCATAGTCTATAGACATTTCAGCTGCTTTGGCTGCGGCTTCTCGTCCAGCTAATTCTTTTTGTGCAATTTTTTTATTAGCTTCTGCAAACAGACTTCTTTCTTTGATTGTTTTTTGATTTTGATTTACTTCAGCAAGTTTTGCAGCTACCTTGGCATCTTTTTCTGCTTTCGCTGTTGTAAGCGCCGCGTCCACCACAGTGTCACGTTGTTCCTTTCTAGCAGCTCTTTCTTTTTCTCGTGCTTCAAAAACGTCTTTGCTTATACCACCTAAAGCGTTAGGCAGTTTCACCCGTATGCTGTCTACTAATCCAACAAATCCATCTACAACTCCTTCCATTAGTGATTTAATACCTTCCACACTGAAATACTTTCTAAAGACTTGCCATGCTTCTGATACCACTGTTCCTAGAGTTTTAAACATATCTACCACAAACTGTGACTGTAACACAGTTTGATTAAACCACTTGTACAGGTCAGTGACTACACCTACTACTGCGCCTATGATAGCTCCTAAAATCTTAAATGCTTCTCCTATCACAGATCCCACTTCTATTATAGTTTGTTTTAGCCAATCAAAGCCGCCCCCTAGATCATTTACTGTACTCCACGTGTCAGACAAGGCATTCCAAAGTTCACTGAATGGCTGCATGAGATCTTGTACAGCTTCAAATAATCCACCGAATGCTATTTCTAATCCTGCTACTACACTGTTTACTATTCCAAATAAGAAATTAAATGCTTCATCAACGACGTCAATTACACCTTTGAAATCTTCAAATTTCATGCTGACGCCTTCTAGGGCCTTGCCAATTCTTTCTACTACAGGCCCAAAAATCAATTGCATTCCTAGACCGACCTTTTCAAACAGTGCAGATACCACTGCCAGCACTGGTGGAAAAGTCTTCATGAATATATCTACGATAGGACGTATTCCTGCGTCTAGCGCCTGCAATGCCGGCACAAGCACTGCATTAGCAATGTCTGCTACTAGACCAACTGCACTAATCATTAGATCTAAAAATCCACTGTTAGCCAATATGTTTGTAAAAGTATTACTGAGACCAGACAACACTTCTTTCATTTTGTTCATTTTTTCATTGAACTTGTCTGTGTTGGCCGCGGCTTTTTTCTGTTCTTCTGTTCCTTCTTTGAGTGCGTTAGCATTTATCTGTTGAGTAGAAGCTAGTTTGTTTACAGTTCCAGCCAACTCTGCATTAGCAGCACCTGCGCTCTTTATACTCTGTAATTGTTTACCACCTTCTGACTTCATGAGATTGTTTAGAGAATTACGTTCTTCTAAGGTCACTGCCTCACCACGCTGCATTTTTTGATTCATTCTCTGCAGCATGGCCGCGCTCTGAGGCATCATGGCCATGAGCTTTTGATTTTCTTCTGTGGTAGCTGTACCAGTGGCCATGATGTCTTTGGCAAAATCTTGTAGACCATCCGGAAGTCCAGTTGTGACTGCAAGAAAACTTTTTCTCACGCCATCTCCAAGCCCAGACATCGACGCCTGGAACTGTGCATCTTTGGCCATTGTTGCCATTTGATCTTCTACCTGCTGACGACTTTTGCCTGTGGCTTTGGCCAGCAGATCCAATTCTTTCATGTAGCTTCTAGCACCCTGTGCTAGTTGTGCATTTGATTGCTTACCTTGCAGTCCTTGCAGTTTCATAAGATTACCATAACTGGCTAATCCTTGATTTATTTCTGCTGTGCTAAATCCCAATGCGTATAAGTCGCTGCTGGTAGATCTCAACTGTTTAGACACCTTGGCAAAATTAGCAGCACCTCCTTCTGTGGTAGTTCCAAACGCTCCCATCGACTGACCATTTTTTGCAATCAGTGATCCAAATTCTTGTAGATTCATACCAGCAGTAGTAGCCGCTGCTGAAAATTGAGTTATGCTTCCTCCAAAACTAGATCCAGCAGCTGTGGCAGCACCATAAGCAGCTAACATTTTGTCAGCAGCGCCTGCTACTATCTTAAATATTGGTCCTAATTTTCCTATTACAGGAAGACCAGATAGCATACTTGCAGCATCCGAAGCATCGTCACCCATACGAGATAGTTGGTCAGCAGCACGTA